CGCACCTACAACCAGCAGGTGGCGCAGAAGTTCCTGGCGCTCAGTCACGCCAAGGAGATGCTCCAGGCCGTCATCATGGGCAACAACATCCAGATCCTGCCCACCGACGACCTGGAGGCCTTCTTGCGGGTCTTCAACGAGTTCTCGCAGTCGCCCGAGTACTACGAGCTGCCGATGGACCGACAGGACTACATCCGGCAGATCATTGTCGACGCGGCGTTCGTCAACGAGGACGACCAGATCCATGCGGAGCAGAGCGCGAAGAAGACCGTGCATCCGAGGTCAAAGACAGCGCCGCCGCAACCTGCGGCCGTCGCCGCACCATCGCCCCCGCAGGGCCCGGTTGGAGCCGACCCGTTTGCCGATGTGGCGTTCCCGGCAGAGGGGCAGAACGTGCCGGGCGTATCTAGCCCGCCCATGAACGTGCCGGGGCCGGGGTCATGATGGTCGAAGATGTAGCTGCGCTCTTTCGGCGCTACATGGACGAGCCAGACCAGACGTTCGTCGATGACGCGCAGATGGTGACGTGGCTCACCCTGGCCTACGACGACTTCAGGGCCGTCGTTGTCGACATGGCGCCCTACATCTACGCGCAGGAGTACGTCGTCACGCTTACAGACGCACGCACCCTCGACCTGTCAGGCGTGCTGCTCGGCGCCGCCGCCCCTGCCGCTACCAGACTGTATCAACTCGTGGACATCTACAGGGTGAACAGCGCGACGGACACCGACAACGTGATTCGTCGGCTGGTGCCATCGCTCAACATGAAGGCGGCCTATGATGGGCGTGCCGACTACGTGCTCAAGGGCCCGCTGGTCAACTTCTCCGACGAGTATAGCGGCACCCTGCGCGTCGATTATGTCCCCGATCAGAATGTCGATTGGGCGACAGGTATCACCCCAGGCAGTAACGAATACATCGACGACCTCAACAGGTTCCACGACATCATCGCGCTCACCGCGTATCTTCAGTACGCCATCGTCGATGCGGCCGAGAACCAGCAACTGCTCGCGCTCTTCAGCCGAAGGCAGCGGCAGCTCAAGGAGTATCTCGAGAACCGCGCTGGCGGCATCGTGGAGATGGTGGTCGACCTGGAGTACATGTGAGATGGCGGTCAAGTATGAAGAGATCGACATCCTTGGAGAGGGCATTGAGTACGCAGAGCCAACCAAGGGCAACTTCGTACTCAACATGCTACGCCGCCACGGTGCCTGGGAGGTGCGTCAGGGGTTCGGTCAAGTAGCTGAGTTCGACACGCTCATGCCGTACAACCTCGGCCAGTACACGGCCGGCACCAACACAGACTGGGGCTACAAGAAGCATCTGGGAAGTCACATCATCAAGACCGACTTCGGGCATACCCAGATCGTCAGCATCTTCAGGGCCACCATCTACACAGACGAGGCAGGGGAGGTGACGACCCCGCCGCCGCCAGTCTCTGCACCCACCTACGGTGCCCAGATCGGTGATATCTTCCTCGTCGATATCTATGACGCCACCACCAGGGAGAGGTGGGAAGAGCCCATCTATGGGCATACGTCCGAGAACGGCATCTCTGTGGGAGACCTCCCCATGAGGGCCGGGAACTATGAATCGAACCTGCAGCAGAACGCGCAGTCGTGGCTTGGCGCCCAGGGCGACGACCCCTTCTTCTTTGCCGAGATAGGAGACACGGTTTACTTCGGGTCACGCTCCGTCCCTATGTACGCCTACTCCCCCGCCACATTCCGAGGGAACAGGTTTCGCCAAGTCGCCACATTCCGAGACGGATCGCACGGCGACGGCGGTGCGGGTGGGGCGACAGCTCGCGCCGAGTGGACCAGGCCTTACTCAGAGTCGTCCCTCATATGGCGCGTGCGCCCGTCAGATGGGCAGTACCCAGAGACGTTTAACTACCGCACGGCCTCTTCGCTGCCGCAGCCAGAGGCGATGATCGCCTTCGACGGCGCGCTGGTCATCGCGAACGAACGGGTGCTCTACTTCTCCAATATCTTCGCGCCCACCGTCTTCATCGACCAGAACATCGTGGTGGTGCCAACGGAGAAGGAGATCACGGCCCTGGGGCGCTCTGGGCAGAACATTTACGTCTTCACCGAGTCGGAGACGTGGGCCTACTCGCCCGGCAGTGGGGATTTATTGGGCGAGGGCATGGCTCCGGTACGCATCTCAGACTCCATCGGATGCGTCTCACAGAACGGCACCGCGAACTTTGGCGAGGCGCTCATCTGGGTGAGCCTCTACGGGGTGCATGTGGCCTCCGGCGGATTCGACATCCAGACGATAAGTCAATCGATTTCACCGCTCTGGACCGACTTCATCACCGACCCATGCACCACGTTCTTCACCTCCGCCACCGCCGACACTGGCTCAAGTGCCGTGTACCCGGCCCGCAACAGCGTGGTGACGTTCGACAAGAGCATGATTAACGTCACCTACTGTGACCACTTGAGGGCTCTCCTGGTGACGCTGCCGGGGCAGGCTGCAACCCTGTGTTACGCCGAAGACAAGTGGTCGCTCTGGACGTTTGAGTCCAACACGCGGCTGTGGAGATATGGGGTGGTTCCAACCGTTGAGAAGAACATATTGAGCCCGTGGCTGCTGTCCATGGACGAGAGCCTCTACTGCGTCGGCTCTGTGGGGGGTGAGTACTACCTCGACAACGCAACAACGAAGGGGCTGGCCTGGGCCGATGTAACGCACGCGCGCTCGTTTTACATCCTCGAGTATGGACGGGGAGGAGCTCTAGACCGCAGCGTGGACGACGAGGACTACAGGCGTGTCTCGGCCAAGTACCGGATCGACTGGACAAACACCACTGGCGGCATCGGGTCGGTCACGGCCAGAAGCGTTGTCATATTCGATGAGTGGGCCCGCGTTGACCATGGGTACAAGTTCTGGGGCACCCCGGTGTTTGGGGTCACCATACCCGCTGGCGAGGCTGCCCCTGCGGCCCCAGAGGAGACGTACCTGATCCCGGTGAAGATCGTCCCGGCGCATGCGGACTATGACCTGATCAATGGCGCCGACCGTGGCGTCGAGAAGATCGTGATCAAGTTCTTCTTCGACAACACGCACTGGCAGCCCATCTTCATGGACGACAGCAGTAGCACCACCCTGGACCTGGTCATTCCGCCCGAGCGCATGGCGTCAATCTCCTCGTGGGTAACGAGGACGTGCAAGGACAGCACGTCCGGCTACGCCCTTAGTCGAGACGGCGACTACATCGAGCTCGAGTGGGATGGCACGGCGGGCGGCGTCTGGCCGGGCATCGGTGACCATCAGCCCGTGGCTGGCACCAGCGGCGGCATGAACATCGCGCCCTATCGCGAGAACCTCATCTGCTACATCCCGATGAAGACGCGGAGCAACGTATCGTTTCCCGCAGGCGTGTCTACGATGGGGCTCCGAAAACAGGGCCTGTCTGGCACGGGATGGGCCGAGGTCTTCAACAACCAAGGGTCGCCCGCGAGCCATGACTTCGGCGCCTACATCTACCAGCAGTGGGCCCGGTTCCCGAGGCACCGCGAGGACGTCCAGGGCACCGCCGGCACCGACCCCATCGCGCAGCCGGTGGATTGGGCGTACATGGGCCCAGACATCGCGCTCAACTCAGACACAAGGGTCAAACTGCGCGGTTTGGCGGTGACGCTGCTGTCTCATGGCCAGGGCACCGACACGGTGAACTCGTGGACTCAGGGGCTCTTCAACACCCTCTTTGGTGCCGATCTGAAGACCTGGATGGCGCAGGTGGTCGACTACATTGGCGGCGCCGCGACGTTCCGGCGCCCCGTCTCGGTGAAGACGAACCTCTACCCGACCCCGAGGACAGAGCAGACGATCCGAGATCGCATTCCCGACGCATCACCGGGGCAGCGCGCAGAGTTCAGCGCAGGGGTCGAGTGGGCTAGCGACTCGGTCGCATCATATGAGACGGATACATACGTCGTTGGTGACGAGCAGGTGGACACCATCGTGACATCGGACTCGGTGAAGGGCACCTCCGTCTCGGCCATGATCTTCGGCTTCATGCGTAACCCCGCAGAGAGGCTCAAGATACAGAGCGTGAAGGCGATGTTCCGCGCCGTGGGTGCGAACCGTAGGAGGAAAGGGCGTTGAGGTTTGTCGAGATACATGGC